TATGTTTATTTTAGTCCTGATACAGTTAGGAAAGCTTCTGAGTTATACTTAAAACATAACAATCACCACAAAGCTACATACCAACATCAGGATAGAGTTTCAGGCGTTCTAACAGTTGAAAGTTGGATTAAGGAAGGTGATATGGACAAGTCTAAGTTATACGGCTACGACTTACCTAACGGCACTTGGTTCGTTAAAATGAAAATAGACAATGACGAGCTTTGGAATAAAATCAAAGAAGGAGAACTTAAAGGACTTTCAATTGAAGGATACTTTACAGACAAGATGGAAAAGATGTCAGAAAAAGCTCCAACAAACGAGGAAATTCTTACAGCACTTAATGAAATAATTAAGGAAAATCAAACAAAAAAATAAATATTCTATTATATAACAAACAATTAACAATAATCAACTATGGATTTAAAAGAACAAATTTTAGTAGCTCTAGGACTTGACAAAGAAGAAACAATTAAGTTAGAGTGGCAAGCAAAATCAGAAGACGGAACTATTTTCGTTTCAACTGCTGAGGAATTAGAAGCAGGAGTAGACATTTCAGTATTGACTGAAGATGGAACTACAATTTTATTACCTGTTGGAACTTATAAGACTGACGCAGGAGTATCTTTCAGAGTAGAAGAAGAAGGTATTGTTGCTGAGGTTATTGAATCAGAAACTGAAGAAGTAGTTGAGGAAGAAGAATTAGCTGAAGAAGTTACTGAAGAATTAGAAGTTGAAGATGACGCTTTTGAAAGATTAGTACAAAGAGTACAAAACTTAGAGGACGCAATCGCAGACTTAAAAGAAGATAAAGTTGGAGGTGATGACGAAGTTGAAGAAATGTCAGAAGAAACAACTGAACCTTCTACAAATCCTAAGTCTATTAAAACTACAGAAGTAGTTGAGTTTTCAGCAGAAGATGAATTAACTAAGTTAAAAGAAGAAAACGAAAAACTAAAGACTGAGTTAGCAGCACAACCTGCTTCAGCACCTTTAGACACAAACAAGTTCAGTTCAGATAGAAAGCCAATGGCTAGAAAAGAATACAACAAACTATCTAAAAGAGAAAAGTTCTTACACGATTTAAACAAATAATAATTAATAAATAAAAAACAAAAATTATGGCATTTACTACAACAAGTAATTATGCAGGTAAAGCAGCAGGATTCTACATCTCAGCAGCTTTAAACCAAGCAAACTCACTAGAATACTTAACTATGATTGAAAACGTGAAATTTAAGAGTTCAATCCAAAAAATGGCAGGTTCATCTTTAGTAGCAGACGCTTCTTGCGACTTTACTGACGCAGGTACTTTAGCATTGACTGAAAATGTACTTACTCCAAAGAACTTGCAAATTAACCTAGATTTATGTAAAGCTACTTTACTTGATTCTTGGGAAGCGATGCAAATGAGAGCAGGAGCAGGCGCACCACCACCTGCATCTTTTGATGACTATGTAATCTCTTATATGGGAGAAATTATCGCTAATGGAGTTGAAGAATCAGTATGGTCAGGAGCAGCAGCTACAGGAGGACAATTTGAAGGGTTCTTAACAGCTACTACAGGAGCATTTGCAGTAGATGGTACAGTAAACACTTCAACTGCTTCAGCAGCTTATACAGCAGCTAACATTATTGCTAACTTACAAACTTTAACGGCTGATATGGCAACTGATATTTCAGCAGTATTGAGAAAAGATGACTTACATATTTATATGAGTCCTAAAACTTACGCTTTATATGTTTCAGCAGTATCTACTTTAGGATATGTAAACGCTTACAATATGAACGGAGACTATGCACCTGTATTTGAAGGGTACAAAATCGCTGTTTGTAACGGAATGCCAAACGACCAATTAGTAGCAGCAGAGAAGTCTAACTTATTTTTCGGTACAGATTTAATTTCTGACCAAACTGCAAATATCAAATTAATGGATATGTCTGCTTTGGATGGTTCTGATAATATGAGGTTAGTTGCTCGTTACTCAGGAGGTGTTCAGTTAGGTATCGGAGCTGATATCGTTCACCAATCATAATAAAATAAATAATACGGAAGGAGGGGGTAAAACCCTTCCTCCCTTAACCTAAAAAAAACAATAATATGGCTTGTACAGCACTAACAAAAGGTAGGGGACTTGACTGTAACAGAATCAGTGGAGGAATTAAGAATGTATATTTTGGTGTTTACGACCAATTTAGTCCACTTCCTGTTGTAGCTTCAGGAGAAGTAACGGATATTGAAATGGCTTCTAACACCCTGTATAGATATACTACACCATTAGGAGTAGCTAGTCTTTCAGAAACAATTACAGGAAGTAGAGAAAACGGAACAATTTTTTATACTCCTTCAATAACAGTAATTCTTAACAGACTTACAAAAGAAGACCAAAATCAAATAAAACTTTTAGGTCAAACTAAATTAATAGTATTTGCAGAGTTGAACGCAACTTTAGCGAATGGACACAATGTGATAGTTGCTTTAGGAGTAACAAACGGAATGGAACTTAACGCAGGTACTGAAGATAGTGGTGCTGCATTCGGTGACAGAAACGGTTACACTCTTACATTTGACGGTTTAGAAAATGAGCCGTTCCCAATGGTAGAAGATTACACTACAGCACCATTTGACAATACAGCGTTTACAATGGGAACAATAGTTACTTCTTAATCAGTATTCTTTTATATATTTCTTGAATGGGGTGGCTTAGTGGCTACCCTTTTCTATTAGTCTAGTGAAGGTGTTACAGCTTGTCTGTATATAGGAAACTAGCGTTCACTATGGGTTAAAGGGTACTTCGGTATCCTTTTTCTCTTACTAACCAAACAAATTCAACTTTTTTCTATTATATAATATGATACAAGCAATTACTGCAACAAACTTTACAGCATATATATCAACTGAAGACAATCGCATAAATACTTCTGTTGCTAAGACGCAGATAAGACACTTAGTAAAGTTCATAAACGATATGGATGGAAGTGTAGAGTACGCTTACCCTACTGAACAAATAAACAATAGATATACGCAAATGGGATTCACTTACAGAGCTGATTTGGAAGGTTTAGACTTATATGACGCTGAAGTTCATTTATTACCTGCGGGATATTGGAAGTATGAAGTTTACGAAGTAAGTTGGGTTGGAACAGTTACTTTAGATGAAAATCACGCACCTTCTACAGAAACTGAAGTGTTACACCCTGCTGCAAATGTTGGAATAGTACAAGGGTTAGTAACTAAAGGAAAAATGTATCTAGCAGAAAAAGACGGAACAGAACAAGTTCAATACACACAATACCCTGAAACTTCAGGAACTAATTATATATATTACGGACAATAAAATAAAAAAAAATGGCAATAGACAATGTACAACAATTATTAACAGAGCAACTAGGAAAAAATAGATGTGATGTAATATCAACAACAGCAATGACAAGCAAAGATTATTATGCAGTATTCTTTCCTGTAGAGAGCGTAGTAGCTTCAATAGTGGCTTCTAACGTACAAACAGGTACAGGTAGTGCAATAGCTAACCTGCACACAACTTTCGCAGCAGGAACGACTTTATTCTTAAATGTAACGGCTATCACTTTGACTAGTGGAGTTGCTATCTGTTACTATGACCAAGTAATATAATGAAGTTAGCACTAGGAATGTCTTTACCTTCTAGTAATAAAGGAGGATTAACACCTGTACAAAAGCAAGTAAATGACTTTAAGGTTAGGGTTGTTGCTGATGGAGGTGTATTTGAAGCTAAGGCTTGTTTAGAAGCACAATTAACAATTTTAAGTAATATACAATGAGTTTATTAGATGATGTAAGTATTGTAGTAACTCCTAATGGATATAAGGCAGGAGAATTGTATGCAGTTAAACCTAATAATGGAGACGCAGATATGGATGTTACTAGAGCAACTGATGCTACAAGAGTAGATGAGAATGGTTTAATTAAAAAACTTGGAGCAAACGTACCTCGTATAGACTACACAGGAGGAGGTTGTCCACATATATTAGCAGAGCCACAGAGGACTAATATTGTTACTTATAGTGAAACTTATGGTTCAGGTACTTTTTTTATTGGAACTTCAGGTTCTACGATTGACAATACAACAAACATTTCTCCAAGTGGAGATGCTAATGCAACACAATTAACGAGCACAGGTGCAGGTAAATTACAGTCAGGAGGATTAGGTTTAACTCAAAATACAGATTATGTACTTTCTTTTTATGCTAAAAATGTAGATGCTACGCTTGTTAATAGCAGGGTTTTAGGTCTAGGAGGTAGTGGAGGGACTAATTTAACATCAGTAGATTACACAAGTCAATTAAGTACTACGGAATGGACGAGAATTACACATACATTTAATACAGGTACAAATACTACAATTTATGTATATTTATCAAGTGCTTTAAATAGTGGAGGTACTATACAATTATGGGGAGCACAATTAGAAGAAGGCTCTTACGCAACATCATACATTCCAACATCAGGAAGTACAGTTACAAGAAACCAAGACATCTTCACAAGAGATGGTATAGGTAGTTTGATTAATAGTACAGAAGGGGTTTTGTTTGTAGAGATGGCTGCTTTACAAACTACAAATACTAATACAGAGTATTTAGTTATGTCTGATGGGAGTTATGCTAATAACAGTATTATGTTTCAATTAAGAAGTGGGGCTAACCAATTAGCAGTTTGGGGATATAGTGGTGGTGTTTATCAAATTGCTGAAATAATTACTTTAACAGACATAACTGATTTTAATAAAATAGCAATTAAATGGAAAGTAAATGATTTTGAAGTTTTTATCAATGGTTCTTCAGTTTATTCTTTAGGTACATATACAGCACCAACAGGATTAGATAGAATAGAATTTTCAAGAAATGGCTCGTCTCTTTTCTACGGTAAAGTAAAACAACTACAAGTATATACCACAGCACTCTCAGATGACCAAATAAAGCAAATAACTCAGTAATATGAATATATATAAATTACAATACGAAACAAAAGCAGAGGGAGATGCTGACTTACTTGCTAAAGGTACTTACGAAGTAATAACTGAAGAAGGAGTTACTCAAGATGTTTACAGAAATGGTACACAGGCTATCGTGTATCTTGGTAAAATAGTAGAAGTACCTGCAACTTATGATAAAGATGGTAAAGAATTAACTCCTCCTATTTATTATGATGGAGTATTTTACGACCTAATGACTACAGAAGAATATGATTTTGGAATACACGAGTTATTTCCTGTAAATTGTGTACATTCGTTCTTAGGTTATGAAAAGAACGCAGAAGGTACAGATGTAGACCCTGATGAATTAATAATAGAATAAAATGGATAAAATACTTAGTATAAACTTAGAAACATCAACAGCTCCAATAGTACAAGAAGTAAGAGGACGTGATTACATAGAGTACGGAACGGAAGATTGGAAAAACCTCTATCCTCAGTTCTTGATTGACCTTTACTACAATTCTAGTACACACGCTGCAATTATCAATCAGACTGCTGAAATGATAGCAGGTGAAGACTTAGTATGTGAAGAAGATGATACTAATTTAGAAAGTTACGTTAAGCTTAAGAAGTTTCTAAGACACGCTAATTCTAACGAAAGTTTACACCAAGTAATTAAAAAAGTTGCTTTTGATTTTAAGCTTCAGGGAGGGTACGCAATACACGTTGTTTTTAATAGAGAAAGAACAGAAATCGTAGAGCTGTATCACGTACCTGTAGAGCGTGTAAGAGCAGGAAGACCAAATGCAATGGGTAAGGTTGATACTTACTATATAAGTGCTGATTGGGGAAACACTAGAACGAATAAACCCTATCCTGTACCTGCTTTTAATGTGAACGACAGGACTTCAGGAAGTCAGTTAATTTACTCAGGTTCGTACAGTCCTAATATGGACGTTTATTACACTCCTGACTACATAGCAGGTTGTAATTGGGCTTTAGTAGACCAAAAGGTAGCGGAGTTCCACCTTAACAATATAGAGAATGGATTCGCAGGCTCGTATTTTGTAAGTTTCGCTAATGGTATACCAACATCTGAGGAAAGAAGACAGATAGAACAAAGCTTAGTAGATAAATTTACAGGAGCTTCTAATAGTGGTAAATTTGTATTGACGTTCTCAGATGATAAGACAAGAGTACCTGAAATAACTCCTATTAGTGTTTCTGACGCAGACAAGCAATACCTAGCATTACAAGAACTTTTAGTTTCAAATATTTGTGCAGCACATAGAATTACATCTAAAACTTTAATGGGTATTGATACAGACAATGGTTTTTCAAGTAACGCAGATGAACTTATCAATGCAGCTAATTTTTATCAAAATACAGTAGTAAGAGGATTCCAATTAAATATACTAAATACTTTACAGACTATATTCTCTGTGAACAATATGGATTTACCTGTTGAGTTTGTTCAACTTAAACCAATTACAGTTCAATTTGATTCTAAGACTATTAGAGAAGTAATGACAGTTGATGAAATCAGAGCTGACTTAGGACTTGAACCTTTAGGAGATGAAGAAACAGTAGAACAAGATGTAAAACTATCTGAAGTTGAAAAATGTAATTGCTCAGAAAAAACAGAGCTAGATTCTTTTATTGAAGAATTTGGTGAGGATATTTCAGAAGATTGGGAATTGATAGAAGAAGAAGTAGTAGACGGAGAGCATCAAGACTTTGACTTTGAAAATGAGCTTAACAATATAGCTAATGACAAGACAGAATTAGCATCAACAGGAACTGCTAGACCTAATGCTAGAAGTAAGCAAGACGGAACAAATAAAGCAGACAATGAATTTTATAAGGTTAGATATGTTTACACTAAAGACAACTTCTTAAGCCAAGAAGGAAGTACTAGAGAATTTTGTAGTAAAATGATGTCAGCTAGGAAAGTTTACAGAAAAGAAGATATAATACAAATGGGTTCAAGAGCTGTAAATGCAGGTTGGGGACCTCGTGGTGCAGATACTTACTCAATTTGGCTTTACAAAGGAGGGGGAAATTGTCATCACTTTTGGTTAAGACAAATCTACAAAACATCTTTAAGAGGTGCTAAAAGTAACATCAAGCCAAGTGAAGCAATATCTTATACTAAAGCTTTGTCTGAAGGTTTTACATCTGAAAAGAATGACAACCTAGTAGCAAGACCACCAAAAAGAATGAAAAATAACGGATTTTTAGAACCAAGATAATTATGGCATACGTACTATTTATATCAGAAGCGAAATTAAAGGACTCTACAGCAATCAATTTGAATGTTGATGTTGAGCTATTACTTCCTTATGTTCGTCAAGCACAGAAGCTCTATGTAGAAACTAAGCTAGGTACTGACTTGAATCAAAAGCTTAAAGACTTAATTGTAGCAGGAACAGTAGGAAACGCAGGAAACGAAGCTTACGCTACTTTACTAAATGACTACATAGGTGATATGTTACCGAATTGGGCGTTCTATCACGCTATCCCTTTTTTAAGATTTAAGATTGAGAACGGCAATATTTACTCTAAGACTTCAGAAACAGGAACTGCTTTAAGTACAGAAGAAAGCCAACACCTAAGAGAAGAAGTAAGAAATACAGCTGAATACTACACAGAGAGAATGATTGACTACATTTGCAATAATAATTCTAGTTTCCCTGAATACTCTACAAATACAGGTGCAGATGTGAACCCTGATAGAAACGCTTACTATAATGGAATGAACCTTGAAAGACCAACACCACAAGGAACAAAACTTACTTTAAGAAACTTTCTAAATTCATCTGATTAATGAAGAAACACTATAAACCTAAACAAAAGAATATAACTAAATTAAAATCGTACTTAAATGCCGATAAGAAAAACAATACAGGAAGTGTCCGAAGTAGCAGTAGTAAACGGAACTGTCCTAAGCGTAACAACATTTAGCAATTTAGAACTAGCTTTAAAGATTCTTCTTTTAGTTGTATCAATAGCTTATACAATTGACAAGTGGAGATTAAGTAGAAAAAGAAATGAGAATAATTAAATGGCTAAAATCACTAATAACACTTATAATGGCGTTAAAAGAAAAAGGAAGGGGGTACACTCCAAAAACGCAAGTAAAGGCGGGAGAGGCTTTAAAAAAGCTTACAGAGGTCAAGGTCGTTAATCTTTTAATCATTAGAGATACATTTACGGAAAATTCTACAATAGGAGAGCTTTTTATAAATGGTGAAAGGTTTTGTGATACCTTAGAGAACCCCTATATAAATAATCAAAGAAATATATCCTGTATTCCTGAAGGGAGGTACAAAGTAAGGTTAAGACTACCAAGAGAATCAGCTACTAGAGATTACTTACACTTATTAGTTCAGGATGTGCCAAACAGGGATTATATCTTATTCCATATAGGAAATACAGCTAAAGATACAAGCGGTTGTATTCTAGTAGGACAAGGAAGTGAACAGGACGTTGTTTATAACTCACGCTTAGCTATGGACTTAGTTATCAAAGAAATACTTAATTTAGGCGGCGAAAACATTAATTTAATAATCAAAAATAAATAATTATGAAAAAGTTTTTTCAAAAGTACCTTATCGGACAGATGTTAAAGTCAAAGAAGTTTTGGTATGCAATCAGTTCAGTAGTAGTTCCTGCTATTGTAACATTCTTAGGAGTTGATGAAGCAACAGCTACAGAGTTGTATCACGCAATCTTAGTTCTTATTGTAGGTCAAGGAATCGCTGACGTAGCTAAGAAATAGTTTGTCTAAACAAGGAAAAAGACTAAGACTTTCCCCTGAAGAAGTTGAGTTAATCAATGAATCTAGGGGGAAAGACTTGTCCAATATTAACGGCAATACTGCTTTAGATTTACACCTTAAAGATAGAGGTATAGATAAAAAAGATATTGTAAGCGTTAAGCATTGGCAAAATATGTCAGGTGAATTACGCTTTTCAATAGTTACAAAAGAACAATACGGAACTGATAAGCTAGATTTACTTGAAGATATTCAAAATCTAATTGAAAACTACTCCCCTAAATATCCAAAAATTAAAAGAGTAAAGGGTGAACACTTGTTAGTAATAAACCCTGCTGATATACATATAGGGAAACTTGCAGTAGCTTTAGAAACAGGTGATGACTATAATACTGAGATAGCTTACAATAGAGTCTTAGAAGGCGTTACAGGACTTATTAGCAAAGCTAAGGGGTTTAGTATAGATAGAGTATTATTTTGTGTAGGTAATGACGTATTACATATAGACAATGTATATAATACAACTACAGCAGGAACACCACAAGACGCTGACGGTAAATGGTGGCAACACTTTGAAGTAGCTTTAAAACTATATGTTAAATGTGTTGAGATACTAAGACAAGTTGCTCCTGTTGATGTAGTACATTCAATGTCTAATCACGATTATCAAAGCGGATTTCATTTAGCACACTCTTTAAAGTCTTGGTTCAGAAATACTAAAGATGTTACTTTTGATATATCTGTAGCACATAGGAAGTATTATAAGTATGGTTCTAATCTAATAGGACTTGAACACGGTGATGGTGCTAAAATGGATAAGCTACCTATGTTAATGGCAAACGAAAAACCGCAAGAATGGGCGGAAACTAAATACAGATATTGGTATTTACATCACTTACATCATAAAGTTAAGCATAGATGGTTAGACGGCAAAGACTTTATAGGTGTAACAGTTGAGTATATGCGTAGTCCTTCAGGAACTGATAGTTGGCACAATAGAAAAGGTTTTTGTGGCGTACAAAAAGCAGTAGAAGGCTTCATACATTCCAAAGAATCAGGGCAAATAGCAAGACTCGTTCACTATTTTTAAACCCTTTTAACCCCTTTTTCAATCTTTATTTAAATTTATTTTAGTATCATTTACTAGATAAGGAATAACTATTTTTAAACTATTCTGTTAAAAAGTTAGTTTAAAACTTTGTTAATTAAAAAAAGGTTTTATCTTTGAACCATCAAAATTAAATTAATTAAAAAGAAAAAGAAAATGAAAAAGATATTAGAAATACTATTCGGAATGGCAGCACTTTATAGCTGCTTATATGTACTACTTGCGTCTATTACGCTTTTAGAACTTTTTTTAGGACTAAGATAATGAAATTCAAATTAAAAGACGCAAACACTAAGCAGGAAGCTATTTTAAGCTTGTTAGACGTACAAACTAATAAACCTGAGTTATTGCCTAACAATACGGCTTTAACTGAGCAAGGGCTTAATCTATTGTCTTTTCAATTGGTTAGAGATTTATATGTAAAAGTAAAAGATACTTATTACAATTCACTTGACTTTAATAACAAATTTTAAGATGACAATACAAGACGCAAACTATTTAGAATACTCAACTTATGTTGATTACAGCGAACCTAAAATATCTTTTATTACAGGTGAGTTAATAGACGATAAAAAAGTAATAGCTGAAGAATGGTTGTTAAAACCTGACTTCATTCCTGCACAAGTAAATAAGGTAGGTGGCTTTGAAAATAACGACTTACAATTTAACAGCCGTTCAGTTGTAGTTGTAGCAACAAGGTTACAGAACTACAATAAGTTTAAGGAAATGCTTAAGAAATACGCTTGGCAAACTTCAGGAGAATGGGAGGTAGATATGAAACCTGAATGGTTAAAGCTTTACAAAGAAAATAACAATACACCTTTGATAATCAATTTAATTTAGTATTTTTAACAAAATTATAAACAGGCAAAAATCCTAGCCACTAACATAGGTAGAAATATATGAAAACAGAAGAAAAGCAGGATTATTTAATAGCTATACAAAGCGAATTAAAAGCTCCTAAGAAACAATTTAACAGTTTTGGTAAGTATAATTACAGAAGTGCTGAAGACATTTTAGAAGCTGTTAAACCATTACTAAAGAAGTACAATTGCTATTTAACTATTACAGAAACTACAAAGGAGATTGCAGGGTATTTAGTTTTAAACTCTAAAGTATCAATTTCAGATGGAGAAACTAATATATCAGTAGAAGCTCAAGCAGGTATTAATCCTGAACGAAAAGGAATGGATATTGCACAGAGTTTTGGTAGTAGTAGTTCTTACGCTAAGAAGTATGCTTTAGGTAATTTATTTTTATTAGATGATACTAAAGACGCTGATAGTAATAAAGTAAATGAACCTATTGCTAAATCTAAACTTACAATGACTACAGATATTTACAATTCAATGTTAGAAGCAATCAATATAGGGAAAGGTAATATAGTCTATGAAAAGATGAATAACTACAAAATGACAAATAAGCAATCAGAAAAACTTTCTGAAATGATAACAAATACACGAATTAAACAATAATTAATAAAGACCTGCAAAAACAGGCACAATAAAAATGGAAGTAACAGGAAAATTAGTAAAAAAGTTAGCTGCTGAATCAGGAGTTAGCAAATCATCAGGAAAAGAGTGGAAGAAACAATCTATCGTAATTGATACAGGTGGAGAATTTAAAAATGAAGTCTGTATTAGTGCCTTCGGGGATAAGATTGATTCAATGAACAAGCTAGAAATAGGAATGGATGTATCAGTTCTTTGTAATGTTTATTCAAGAGAATATAACGGAAGATACTTTCATAATATAGACGGCTACTTCTTTTCCAAGAAAAGTAACGAACAACCTAAAGCAGTAGCAGGTTCAGAAGAAGATTTACCTTTCTAAGATGACTACTGAAGATAATTTTAAAGTCCTTTGCGACCTCACTACAAATGTATTGGGGTTGCCTAAAGGCTCGTTAGGTGAAAAGACAAGGAAACAAGATATACAGGTAGCTAGAACTGTTGCTAGTGTTATTGCAAGAAAAGAAGAAAATATACATCAGACTGTGATAGCTAAAGTTATCAATAGAGATAGGTCTTTGATTTACCACTACGAAAAAATGCATAAGAGTAATTACGCAACTTGGGGAAAATATAGAAATGTATTCAATAAAGTTTACACCGCTTATAAAGATGTTAGCGAAGCAAAGAAGACTTTCTTAGACTCAGACTTCCTTAAGAGCCACCTGTTGAAGAATGGGGTTAAGGAAAGCAAACCGCAAGTATTGCTACAGGTAACAAGTGGACAAGCTTTGTGTATAATAAAAACTTCTTACTTTGACTTCTCTAATCAATTAGAAAATATTAAAATTGCAATGTCAAATTATAACTATTCATCAAAAATATTATGAAACACTTATTAAGCAGTTCAGCATTCTTAATAGTAAACAAGCAATTAGCGAAGCAGGTAGGGTTGAAGGGTGCAATTCTGCTTGCTGACCTAATTAGCAAAGAAGAATACTTTATAGCCAATGGAATGACTGATGGTTGGTTTTTTAATACTGAAGCTAATATAGAGCGAGATACTACACTAACTTCATATCAGCAAAGAAAGTGTCTTAAAACGCTTAAAAAGTACCAAATAATAGAAACTAAGCGTAAAGGAATACCTGCCAAGCAATACTTCAAGATAAATGAAGCTAACTTATTGAATATCTTAAGTTGTGAAGAAACTGAACAACTAGTTGTTAAGAAACTTAATGACTTGTCAGAAACAAACTTAAGGACTATTAATAAGAATAAAGAAATAAGAATAACTAATAATACTATATCTAATAGGCGTGATGAATTTGTCTTTGAGGTTTTGTCTTTTGATTATGATGAAAGTATTTTAAATGGATTTATTGACTATTGGACAGAACCTAATAAGTCTAATACAAAAATGAAATACGAATTAAACAAAACTTGGAGTACAAAGCTCAGATTAAAGACTTGGGCAACTAATCAAAAGAAATGGGATAAACCTAAGTCAAATACAAAAACAATGTCTAAGTTAGACGCTCAAATTAATGAATGGCAAAAAGCAAAAGAATTATTATAAATTAAAAAAAAATTATGAAAGAATTTGAATACAATGATAAAATTATAGAAGATTTAGGATTAACTGAAATGCAGGTTTTAAATATAATATCAATATGGTATGTTAATGGTATGATGCCTGATATAATTCAAAATGAAGACGGGTGGGAATTAGATGAATTAGTTGATAATAGGTTTTGGCAATTATTTGAAGAAGAAAAATTAATAAAAGATTCTCTTTGGATTACACGAAATTAAATATGAAACCACTAAAACAAGAAAACCTAAAAGAGCTGACTGAAAAAGTCCTAGACTTAGTTGCAAAGACTTCAGTTGAAATAGGACACAGGTCAGACGCTCAGACCTTAGCAAGTCTAAGTAAGATATTTGCTGAAGATTTAATACAAGAAAAGCGTTTTGGAAATATGACCTTTAACCAAGTTCAAGACGCTTTTAGACAGGGTGTAAGATTTGGAAAGGACGAACCCTTTTTAAATATCAGAACCTTTTACAAGTGGGTGTACGCTCAGAAGAAGTTAGTAGATAACGCTTACTATCAAGTTCACGAATTAGGGCAACCAAAGGAACAGACCTTATGGTATCAAGAACCAATAAAACTATTAAGATGAAGATACTAAATTTATATGCAGGAATTGGTGGTAATAGAAAGCTTTGGGGAAATGACCATAAAATTACAGCAGTTGAATTTAATGAAAAGATAGCTGATAAGTATAGGCAATTATATCCTAACGACAATGTAATAGTAGCTGACGCACACGAATATCTTTTAGACCATTATAAAGAATTTGATTTTATATGGACATCACCACCTTGTCAATCACATAGCACAACAAATTATTTTACACAGCATATAAGAAAAAGACCTGTTTACCCTTCAATGAAGTTATATGAAGAAATAATATTTTTGGACAATTTTTATAAAGGTAAGTATTGTGTAGAAAATGTAGTTAGTTACTATGAACCTTTAATAAAGCCGACTAAGATAGGAAGACATTACTTATGGTCTAATTTTAATATACCTTTAATTAATCAGCCAAAAGATGATGTAGGTTCTATGGAGCCAAAATATGGAAATAAAGCTTGTAAAAAACCTTTAGAAGAAAGAAACGCAGTCAATTCTGAATTAGGATTACATATACTACAACAAGCGTTAGGTATTATAATAGAAAATAAAGTTGAACAAAACAAACTATTCTAAGATGAAATTTGAACGCAAAGCACATAGAGAAAGACAGAACAAAGCTTTAACTCAGTTTTGTAATCACTTTGGATTGACTTATGGTTCACATCAGGAATACGCTCACATTGACGCAGTTCTTTACGATAAGGGGAAGATAACAGGATTTGCAGAAGTAAAGGGAGTTCATAAGAATATAGAAGATGGACAAGATGTTATTGTTGCTATGCGTAAAATAGTAAGAGCTCAACAGCTTCAGGTAAGTAGTGGAAAACCTGTTGCTATTATTTGGGCGTTTAACAATGCTATTGTCTATGAAAGAATAAACAACTTAAAAGGAATCTCTTACTATG